AGACCTGCTGCCTCTGAAGGACGTTGTCTCTCAGGAAAAACTCAAGACCATCCTGGCTTCCAACGGTGTGGTGTTTGAACCGACGCAGGGTAACCGTCTGGCGAGTTACCTCATGAAATGGACGGCATATCTAGTGGAAACGCAACGAGCAGATGTGATGAGAGTCCAACAAGGTTGGACCGAGGATCAAGAAACTTTCGTGCTCGGCACACAGGAGTTCACGCGCTCCGAGGTCCGGTACTCCCCGACATCGCCCCTGTCCAAGAACGTAGTGCGCAACATCCGCACGGCGGGAGACTTTGAGACGTGGAAGCGGTGCATCCAGATGTTCAACGACCCTGGCTACGAACTGCATGCGTTCGCCATCCTCTGCGGATTCGCATCACCCTTGATGGAGGTCACCAACGTCAACGGCGTAACGCTGTCGCTCTACAGCGAGGGACCGGGCACTGGGAAGACGGGCGCACTCTACGGCGCACTCAGCATCTGGGGCAAGCCAGACACGCTATCGGTCTACGACGCCACGGGCAACGGTCTGATCCAACGGATGATCACGAGCAAGAACCTGCCGTACGGCCTGGACGAGCAGGGCGACCTTGATCCCAAACTTGTGTCTCACCTGATCTACAACATCAGTTCAGGCGCTCCGAAGATCCGCTTGATGTCCTCCACCAATCAGGAGCGCGAGGCGTCGTTCTACTCCAAACTGATCGCCATCATCACGACCAACAAGCCGATGAAGAGCCTGTTGCAAGAGTACCGTGCCAATGTCTCGGCGCAGGGCGTTCGCATATTGGAGCCAGAGGTACGCATTCCTAGCGTCAAAGGGTACGAACTGACAGCCGAACGCGGCAAACTGATGATCGACCCATTGAAATACAACTACGGACACGCTGGCCCGATTTACGTAAAAGAACTTATCCAGAACATTGGGGTACCGGAACTCAAGAGACTTACAGATCTGGAGTACCTGAAGGTCGCGCAGCGGTACACGAACAACTCGGAGTATCGGTTCCTGTCCAACATGTTTGCCACCACCCGTGTCGGGGGAGAGATTGCCAACTCCCTTGGGCTGATGCAGTTCGACCTTGACCGGATCTTCAGCGTGGTCGGTGCAGAGTTCGACGACCTGATCGCCGGGAAGAAGCGCGACGACGAGAGTGGGCGCGAAGATGTGGTGGGCGACTTCATCAACAAAAACATCCAGAGTTGCCTCGTGGTCCGTGATGGCAAGGTCACGATGGAGCCGCGCAACGCGCTTCACATCCGAGCCGAGGTGGACAACAGCCGAATCTTCATCTCAACGTCGGCGATGAAAGCGTACCTGCGGGACATCCGTATGGACGTTCGGCAGTTTGAAAATCGCCTCAAGCAGAAGGGGATCTTGATCGACAAGGTTCGCAAACAGATGGCCACTGGGTGGAAAGACGCCTTGGGAGCCACCAACGTCAATGCCTACGAACTGACGATGGACATGTCACACCTGTTCGATGAGCAAGAAGCAAAGCCTTGAGATGGGGTACGACGAGCCGGAGTGGGTGTTCCCCTTCTCCGGCATGAGCATCGGGGACAGTTTCTTTATCCCGACGATGAAACCTGCCTACATGACGTACACCATCGACACAGCCGCCAAGAAGAGCGGTGTCAGGGTCAAAGTGTTTACGGTAGCCGAGGACGGTGTCCTCGGCGTCCGTACATGGCGCATCAATTAAGGCTCGTAGCCCAGTGTTTCCATTTCATCAAGCATCCTGCGCTTGATGCGGTTGGACATTTCGCCAATCATTTCCAACTCAGTTTTGCGCTCACCCGCAGTGATGCCACGGTCTGCGCGAACCTCGTTCGCCCACTTGCGAACGCTCCGTAGATCACGATTGACTTCTTGGTTGTAGTAGTCAACTAGGGCTTCAGCATCTGGATTGCGGTCTAGGAATCGTTCAAAGATTTCTGGATCGCCTTCCTTCAGCGACTTGATACGCTTGTCAAGTTCCTTGATCTTCTTCTCGGCAGCACTGAACTCCCGAGCATCGACGTTTGACTTTGTACCGATGAAACTGCTCAGGAACAGCAGATCATTTTTCGGGTCAAAGTTTTTCTCTCCCGAGGCATTCAACAGCCAGTTGTACCCAGTATTGACGATCTTCGCCGGGCCATCTGCGTAGTTGCTTGCAAAGAAGTACAGCGTGTTCGGGCTGATGTCGATGGCGCCTTCGGTCGTATTGAACAGCCACCGAGCAGTGTCTTTGTAGGCTTCGGGTATGTTGTCGCCGCCTGTGTAGGCGTCGCCGAATTTAGACTGACGATTGTTGTAGATCTCCCGACCAAGGCCGTCAAGGTTCATCACGTACTCGACGAACGGACGCACTGCGGACGGGAAGATGCTGTCAACAAACCACGCCAGAGGATGCTCAAGCGGACTGATGCGTGACACCGGGATCGGCAGGAAAGAATCCATGCCGATGATCGAGATGTTCGTCAGCGCGTCGGCCATCGTGTTGCGGCTCGCAACCGACGCCAACTGTGCGCCTGCGGCAGCAAACGCGCCAAGACCAAAGCCCCAAGGAATCTGGATGATTGCTTCCGTGCCAGGGATTTGCAAACGCACATAGCGCGTCCAACGCGCCATGTCATCGATACCGACTTTGTTCCGGTCTTCTTCATCATCACCTGAAGCCATGTATGCAAGGCTGTAGAGCAACGCACCTGATCCCAGCAGGCCAAGAGACATACGCCGTGCATTGGCAGTTTGCTCTTTCATCGAAGCAACTGCACGGTCAATTTGCTCGTCAGTGCGGCCTTCAGCCTTGGCTGTTTCTCTGAATTCTTGCTCGTTGAATCCAAAGGCTGGAGCCAGAGCGTCTATCGCACGGACAGCACCTGTGGCCGCAGGCCGGAAGAACATGAACAGGGAACCCATTGTCTTGCCCCATTCACCGACCTGTTCAAAGTTGGCCAGATTCTTGGTGTACTCGACAGCCTTTGCCTTGGCTTCAGCCTCGGCATTTGCGACACCCTGTTTCTTGAAGTCAGCCTCAAAGTCAGACTTGAGGATACGGTACGCGGACACCCGACTCGACAGTTCAAACATCTCGTTGTAGAGATCGAACACCTTGGAGATAGTCTCTTTGGTCGTCTTGGTGACACCGTTCTTCTCTACTTCTTGGACCAGTTGATCAAGTTGGCCCTTGGCAGCGATGCCTTGCAGGTATGAGACTTTGCCGCCCGCCTCAACGTAATCAAGGAGATCACGGAAATATTTTTCATCTCCGTCCAACTGACTGTACGGCTTTGCACCCCCTGCAAGTTGGCGCAGACGCGCTTCGTTGCCACTGGAGTAGTAGTGGGCAAACTGCAACGAGCGTTTGAAGCCTACCGTTGCGACTTCTTCGGAGATCGCAGTGATCAACTTCCCGGCTTTGGCCGGGCCGAGTTCAGCGCCCAGTGTGAATGCGTTGGTCAACGCATCACGCACAAAGTTCATCGGACCGAATGCCGGGTTGAATCGAGTATGCGTCTGGCCCAGACCGCTAGTGAAACTGTTGGCCGCGTCAAGCAACGGGTTTGCCACTCGGTAACTTCTGCGAATGGCTTCGCGCTGCATTGGTTCACGCAAACTGATGATGTCAATCGTGCCATCAGGGTTGTAGTGGAAGATCTTGTCAGGCCCGCCCAACTCTTTGACATCTTCCTTGCGGAGATAACGATCAGCGAAGTTGATCGTGGCCACAACATCGCCCTTGATGATTTTGTCTTTGGCGGCGTTCTTGATCGCCAGAGTCAGATCTTTGCGTCCGTAGCGCAAGGCGGCAACAGCACCATCAGCAAGCATCTGTAGAAGCGGGTTCTCAGCCTCAGACAAGCGCCCTTCAAAGGAATTTTGAGAGTCTTGCAACTCACCGCCCAGTTTGCGCGGATCGAGGTTCAGATCTTCGTCATGCTGCGTGGTGCCGGGCTTGCCCTTGAATGGCACGTAGTGTTCAAACCCATAAAAGTTCACGAGGTTCTCTACCGGCTGTGACCAGTAGTTTGCTTTACGGTTCAGTTCACGGGTCTCTTCTTCAATTTTGCGCAGCGATTCTTCAATCGCATCAAGTTCTGCTTTGTCTTCCTTCAGGTCGAAGATTCGGCTCGCAGCAGCGATCTCTTGCGGAGAGTAGCCGCCCACGACGTTGTACCGTTCATTGCCAGGATTGAACATCTCGTCAGTCACAGGCGTTTCAACTGTGCGCTTTCCGACCTGTTGAACAATTTTTGGAGCACGGTACTTTGGATTCTTAATGGCCAAGTCCACCAGATCGTCAAGCGTCTGGCGGTATTGTTTGGCCATCTGCTCGTTTTGTTGGGGCGTGGCGTTGGGGTCAGGTTCGGCTAGACGACGCAGGATTTCTTCCCGCATTCCTTCTGCTGAGTACGTTTGAGTTTCACCCGTAAAACGGAATGCCTGACTATTTTGGCTATCAAGCGGGACATTCAACAAGAACTTCACCTGTCGGCGCTCAGGCTCATGGCGTGATTCAAGGACCAGATGCAGACGCTCAAGCGCCTCGTTGACGCCGATGTCTTTTTTATTTGCGTACGCATTGACCTTGTCGTGGACTTCACGAGTCAGGTTGTACAAGTGCGTCTGGTATGTGAATTCAGCGATGCCGGTAGACCGAGTGATCTGACCGTAGACATCGTTGAGATCGTCCGTCGTGCGCTTGAGAATGCCAAAACGCTCGGCGCGTTCCGATGCCTTCTGCACTGCGCGGCGGTCGTTCTGGAACTTGGTGACGAACCAGTCATAGCCGCGACGCGTCATGAGTGCCTTGGCAAATCGCTTGGCTCCATGCTCCTTGATCTTGACGCGCTCAAGCATTTCTTGAGCAGTCTGCGCCTCGTCAGGTGTTGGCATAGCCGCCAACGCGGTCATTTCGATGCGACCCTCGGGTGCGGCTACGATGTTTTCAAACGCCGCAACTGTTTCAAGAAGCGCGTTTGTCTCCGTCAAAGCGGGTTGTGTTGCGCCTTTGACCTTAACCGTCTTGATGACGGCGTCAAACATCTTGGCGAATGCAGTAACCAACTCAGACCAAAGACTTGAGTCAGCAGACGGCAGCGCCGTGTAGTCCAGATTCGTTGTATCGAGCGCCGCAAGTTCTCGCTGGAAACGTACGTCAGTCATCGCGTAACTGACGAACTCGTAGGGGTCTTTGAATGCTTCGGGGTAGGAGCGGCGCAACGACTTCTTCGCCAACTCCATCACGTCGATCAACTGCTCGGCGGCATCGATCTGTTCTTCCGTGAGCCCTTTTCTATCGCCGGTCAGATACTTGTTCAGCACCTTGACGGTGGCGGCGTGCACAAGTTCGTGCAACACCGTTGTCTCAGTCAGACCATTTGCGGTGACGGAGATCGTATCCGTGCGGGGGTCGTACTCCGCGAGACGGTTACCCTGAATGGAAGGAACAAGTTTGATCTGCGTCTTGAGTTTGAGACCAAAGATCTTTTGGGCTGTAGCACGGAACACCGTCTGGGGAGCAGCACGCATACCGCCAGTGGCGCTATTGCGAAGGTAGTCCAGCACCGGGGCAAGGTTCCCCTTTTTGATCTGTTCTACGATGTGGTCAGGCAGTTTGTCTTTGGCTTCCTTGCGCGCAGCAGGCTGCTCAGCCTTGACTTTTGGTTTCTTTTTACGCTCTTCCTCAATTTCTTTCTGAGCGCGTTCTTTGGATTTGGATTCACGGCGCTTCAGTGCAGCCGCTGCAACATCCGTATCGGTTACGTAAATGGGGCGAGCAATTCCGGTTTCGATCAACGAATCAGTCAGATCGTAGAACGCTTGATCTACGGATTCCTGCCGAAAGGTTGTCTTTTTATCTTTGGTACGAGTTTTACCCGCCTGAATCACATTGGAAAATGCCTGTTGAAAATCAACAGGGATTGCAGCCCACTTGCTGGGCAGACGAATGCCGAGTTCTTTCTCATAAGCGGCTTTGTCCCGCTCATACAACGCAGCCTCTGGCGAAGATTTGACTTCACCACTCTTAGTGCGGCCCAGTTGTTGTGTGTATCGAGCCAGCGCACGCAATGCAGTTGCGCGTGACCGAGGAGTGACTTCGTAACGCCCTTCACCGGTCTTGGTAACGTCCAACGCATCAAGATACACATCACGCTGATCCTGGGTCAGTTTGTCCCAGTTGCGAAGAACTTGGCTCTTCTTGTTGAGTTCAGCAAGAAGTTCATTGATCTTGTTTGGGACTTCCTCGGGAGAGACTTCACGGTATTTGCGGGCATCAATACTGTTGCGGTCAAGCAAGTCAGAGAGGCGGTCAAATTGAGCGCCAGACCACCCAAAGCCCGGAGAAAGCCGTCCCTTCTCCAGTTCTTCCATCAACGACAGGGTCTCGTCGTCGTATACGGCATCTTTACGGGAAGCCGCTGCTTCTGGAGCGTCATAGAGTTCGCCGATGCGTTTCTCAGTGGCCGCAATCTGCTCTTGGATTTCGCCAATAGGAATGTCCCGCAGATCGATCCCAAGCGCCTGGGCTTGCGCCTTGCGCTTGTCTAGCAACTCTTGACGGAAGTTGACCGCACGATCAGCGAGTTCGTCTTTGGTCTTGGTAACTCTGGGTGCAGCCGGAGCGGGTGCAGGAGTAGGCGCGGCAGCAACAGGAGCCTCCGCGACGGGAACAGCGGGAGCAGCAGGAGTCTCTGCGACGGGCGCAGGAGTCTCCGAAACAGGAGCAGGCGCTTCAGTGGGTATGGGGGCGGCTGCTTCGGCAGGCGCAGGTGCAGGAGCCTCAACAACCGGAGGCGCTTCAGTAACCGGAGGCGCTTCAGTAACCGGAGGTGTTACTGCACCGGGTTCTGCTCCTTCTCTTCCAACAGCCGCTCCAGCATCCTCGACAGCAGAAACCACTCCAGTTGGTTCAACTCCTTCAGGTCGCTCGGCAGTGACTGGTGCACTGGGCTGCTCAAGAATCTCAAAGCCTCTTCCACCTGTGACTGGGACAGTCGATCCAACATCTGGCGCTCCTTCAGCAGCCTTCTCGGCAACCGGTTTGGCAATTTCTTCCTTTGCCGCTTCTTTCTCGACTTCTTTGAGTGCTTCGGTTTTCTCGCCGGGTTTCTTCGCCCGGCGTCCGAGCGCCAAGTCCATCACTCCTTGGATGATTGCGCCTGTCGCGCCGCCATACGCAGCGGACTCACCCAGTCCTTCGATCAGTTCCTGTTCAGGCTTGTAGATACCTTTGGCAATTAAGTTTTGAGCAAACTCAGATGCCGCTTCTTGTGCGGCTTCTTCGCCGCCAGCCTTGGCTGCGCGTTTAACCGATTCAACACCGAATCGGACAACGGACTCATCCATGCGGCCAAGAATGCGGAACGGCGCAAAGATCTCCAGTGCGCCAGGGATCGTGCCCAGCGCAGTGGCCGTAGCGCGTTGTCCTTCTGTAGCCCCGGCTTCTTCTGCACGAGTACGCGCCGTACCTGCGCCTGCGCCCACGCCTAGCGCGGTTGCGCCTACTCGCCCTGCTATACCAAAAGGACCAGCAAGAAGAAACGGAATCGTTGAACCAACCGCTTCGCTGAGTTTGCGACTAACGGATTCTTCGTATCCCGGAGCAGCCTTGAACGGCTCCTTGATAGCGGTCGCAATCCCAGATACTTTCTCTCGGACTGCTTTTTCGGCTTCTTCAGGCAGTATCGCGGAGATACCAGTCAGTGCGGTCTCAGCAAGCCCAACTGCGCCAGGGACCAGACCCTTGCCAAGTTCTGCTGCTTGTCCAAGGAATGTTGTCTTGGGCGCAAGATCAGGAAACTTTTCAAGGATGCGACGCTTCGCTTCCCTCGGATCAACGTCGTCAGGAATATCTTGTACGAGCGTCCCGTCGGGCAAGCGAATGTTGTACGGCATGACTCAAATGTCTCCCCAGTTGAGGGTCTTCTTGCCGCCACCAGATTGATCGGCTGAGGGCATCTCACCGATCTTAACGCCGTACTGTTTGGCCAAGTCAGCGTACGCTTGCGCCGCTTGATCATATCTGCGATTGACTTCAGCCACACGATCAGGTTTGGCATCAGGCTTCAAACCTTGACGCATCTGCGTAGCGCGAGCCAGCGATTCACTGATTGACTTGTACCGTCCATCAGCCTTCATGCGCTGCATCGCCGCAGAATCAGCCCGCGTGTCCCCACGATTGTCGCCAAGCGCCTCGCGTACATCTTGTCCGCGCATATTTACGCGGCCTTGGAAAAGCGCAGTTGCAAGATCGGCCTCTTCTTTGGCGCGACCTCTTGCGGCCTTGGCTTCAAGGTCAGCCTTGGCGTTGCGCATCTTCTGCGCCTCAGCCAGAAATGCCTGTGCTTTGGTGAAGTCACCCATGTCAGTAGCAACTTTGGCCTGCATCAACAGGCGCTGCTCTTTCATACCGGCTGACTTTGCACCAATGAGAGCGTTCTCGATGGCTTGCTCTTGCGCTTGAATGTAATCGTCAAAACGCATACCGCCGCGCTCTGCGGAGGCCATCACATCACCAAAGCCGCGTCCAGAAGCGCCAAGGAAATACTCTTTCAGGCCACGGCCTTTTTTCTTTTCTTCAAGGGCTGCGCGCCGTCCACTGAGAATACCCAACTCTTCGTCTTTAAGCGTCTGGGCTTCACGAATCTGTTTATCGATGTAATCGGGGTCAAGCCCAATCTGCTGCATGTACCCACGGCGTGCTTCACGGCCAGCAAGTGCGCGCTGCACTTCTTGTTCGGGGGTCGGAGGTTCGGTCTCAAGGCCCGCAATCGCTTCGCGCTCTTCTTGTTGCGCTACATCCACTTTAGAACGATCAAGTTCAGGACGCCCGCCAACTGCATATCCCACAATCCCACCGTCAGCGTAACCACCCATTTGAGGATTCAACCCCTCAATACCAGCGGGAGGACGTTGCGCCATCGCCTGATTCATCAGAGCCTCTTGCGCCTGCTGCATGCGCATGGCTTGAATCTGTCCTGCAAGTCCGGCCTGTTGAGCCACGTCAGGGACAGCGGGGGGCGCGACTTCAGCCATCAATTTGCCAAACACAGTGGGCGTCTCTTCACGAGTCATCGTCCGGGCTTGGCCAGACATGACTTCACGCTCCATCTGCGCTTGAAGCGCAGTCTGAAGACCACTAGGCAATCCTGTTTGCATCATCATGTTTCAGCCTTTACCAAACAGACGCTCGTACAGACCCATCAAACCACCCGTGCCCTTGAGCATCTGAGCAAACGGACTGTCTTCCATATACGTGTAGTTGGCCGCAGAAATCGGCAGGTTCTGCATCATGGCCTGCTGGAACTGCAACTGCTGATACGGGAACTGCCGCTGGCGCTCAAACTCAGCCAGATCCGCCGCGATGCCTTGCTGCTCAATGTCCCTCTGCTGTGCGCCTGCGGCAATCTGTTGGGCGAGGTTGGCACGTTGTTCCGCACCGTACGCCGTACCGAGTGAGCCGAGCGCCTGAGCCGCCTGGAGTTGTTGCGCTAGACCCTGGAGCCCATACTGAGCGCCGTACTGACGAGATTGTTCAGCCTGACGTTGTGCCTCTGTGCCGTACTGCGCGGCCAACTGAGCGGCCTGCATGCCTTGACCAGCACCAAACTGGCGGGACTGCTCACCCATCTGTTGGGCTTGCATCGCGCGAGCCATGTCTTGGTTGTACTGCGCCATCGCCTTGTCATAGGCAGTCGCGTACCCCTCGCCCAGCATCTTGTTCTGGGCCTGCATCATGTTACGGTTTAACTCCGACTCCATGATGGCTTGACGGCCACCACCAAACGCACCGGCCTTGGTGAGCCTACCCGCTTGCTGAACGCGAGACATCTCAGCCTGACGCCGAGCCTCGTCAAGCGCCGGGTTGAGCGCCTGCTGCAAGTACGGGTTCATGTACTGCTGCGCTTGCTGAGTCCCGAAGATGCCGCCTTCAAACTTGCCAGCGTCATAAGCACCGGGAGCAGCAAACTGATTCTGGAACTGCGAAGGGCCGTACCCAAGACCACCTGCGGCAGTCGCAACACCACCGGCAATACCCTGCGCCGTGCCAAGACCCTGAGACGGTGCGAGGGAACCTACGCCTTGAAACGCCTGTTGCTGAAGCGGTGAAGCACCTGCGGTCAGCGGACCCTGATAGGTCTGATAGGGTTGATTGGTCAGCGCCTGGGTTTTGCCAAGCATCTCCGTGACGTACGGAGCGGCATAACTCGCGATGGTTTGTTCTTGCCCGGCGATCTTCCCCATAGTAGGAGAAGAAAACCCAGACGCAGCAGTTGTGAACGGGTTTGTAACCCCAGTGGTGGTCAGTCCGTTAGACATATTTAATCCTTATGCGAGGCGCTTGAGTTCACGATCAGCGCCGGACGGCTTGCCGCGCTTGGCTTTTTTGGCGCGTGCCTCCACACGATCAAGCATCGCATAGAGTTTACGAGCACCGGCATCGGATGAACCATTACCCAGTTCGGATACGACACGTGCGGGGACCACAAACTCACCATCTGCCAGTCGGGCCTCTTGGCCAGAGCCTGCAAAGCGGGCAGGGATGGAGTCAGACACGCCGTCACCGTTGCCCTTCAAATACCTGCCTTTAGCAAGCATGGCGATACCGCCGGGCATCATCCCACCTGCTGCACGCTCGATGGTTTCAGTGGTATCCGTATCGTCTCGGCTAGTCCCGCCAGTCGTTCCACCAGTCGTACCACCAGTCGTTCCGCCCGTAGTTCCGCCTGTAGTTCCACCCGTAGTTCCACCCGTAGTTCCGCCTGTGGTGCCAGACGCAACAGGCATGAATCTTCCGGGCGTGAAATATGTGATCCCTCCTTGGCCAGGACGGTACGGCACAGGCCGCATCACTGCTGGAACCATCTCACCTTCCTTGGGCGTTATGGATTCATAAGTGATTGGGCGCTGTTGAGCCAGCGGAGTCTGTTGGCGCTCGTAGGTGTACTGCGGGATCGTGCCTTGGAATCCGACCTTGGGTGGGGGCGGACTGAAAAAATCAGAGCGATTGGCAAGCGCAGCAAGACCCATCAACGGAATAGGACCAAATGCGCCCTGTGGGTTCAAAAACTGCTTTAACTGGTTAGCAATTCCAGAGTTCTTGATTGCTTGAGCCAATTGATTTGCCCAATTACCAAACGCGCCGGGTGTCTGCGGGTTGGTAGGCATGTCGTAGTCGCCCGGCTGATCACCAAGGGTGCCGCCAAGACCGAGTTGATTCCACCACCCTGAAGGCAGGGGTGTGGTTGGCATGTCGTAATCGCCGGGCTGATCACCAAGGGTGCCGCCAAGTCCAATGAAATCGTCGGCCATCTTAGGTTCCTTCAATGATTCGCATCAGTTCATCAATCGCCATGTTGGGGTTCTTTTCGGCGAGTGCCATCAGCCGCTCGTATGGATCGGCATTTTCCTGCTCTTGCAACTGACGAGCAAGTTCCTTCTGTTGCTCTTCCCGCTGCATCTTCTCGTAGAACACAGACTTAAACGTGCCCAGATCCTGAATCTGGCTCATGGGCTGTTGGACCGCGCCCGCACTCACCATCGGACGCGCCGTGGTCGTAGTCGTGGTCGTTGTTGTGGTCGTGGGCGCTGCTGTAGTCGTCGGGCGAGCAGTCGTCGTAGGCGCAGCCGTTGTGACTACAACCGGGGGTTCAGTTGTCGTGATGGGTTTGCCCGTAACCGTAACCCTCTGCGTGGTGCTCGTCGTAGTAGTTTCTCCGGGGGGCAGACTGGTCGTGGTTGTCGTCGTTTCAGTCACTACTACGCGCTGAGTGGTCGATGTGGTCGTGGTCTCTCCCGGTGCTTCAGTCGTTGTGATGGGCTTGTCCGTGACCGTGACCTTTTGGGTGGTCGATGTGGTTGTTGTACCTTCAGGGGGAGCCTCGGTGGTTGTTATGGGCTTGCCCGTGACCGTAACCCTCTGCGTTGTTTTATCGGTTAAGGTTACTGACTCCTTGATCAAATCATCAAGGAACGTGTCGCCGACTGGCTTGTTTGTAACCGTAACCCTTTGGGTTGTCGTAGTGGTTGTCGTACCTTCGGGGGGAGCCGTAGTGGTAGTTGTCAAAGTTACCGATTCCCTGATCAGATCATCAAGGAACGTGTCACCGGTTGACTTACTGTCTTTGGTGCCAATCACGGAGACAGTTTGGTCTGCTGGTTGCGTTGTAGTCGCCGCCTGAGTGGTAGTGAACAGACCAACAATATCAGTCGTGTCGTCTTCCCAAGGCATTTTGGTGCCGGTTACAGATACTCGATCAGTACCGGTTGTAGACACATTCTCGCCACCCTCAGTCGTAGTAGTTTTGGCCTGTTGCCCAACTCCACGTGCAATTGAGCCAATCAACGCATTGAGCGCCGCAGGTCCAGGGTCTCGCCCACGCAGTTGGGCAGACAACGCAGCAAGCGCCGTGCTTTGGAGTTCACGCGGCAGGGCTTTGATCATGGGATTGCCCTTGGCCTCTTCAAACACGGTCCGAGTCAGCCCGGAAAGCGCCCCGCTTGTGAGTGCGGTGTTGAGGTCAAAATCGCGCCCAGTCAGCGCAGAACCGACCAAGGAACCACCAACGTCCCGAACAACCCCCTGCGCTACGTTCCCAGAAAGAGATTGGAGGAAGTCCCCGACACCGCCCTCGGGCAAGTAGGGGCCAATCAACTTGCTAGCCCCCGCACCAGCGGTTTCGCCCAGAGCGCCCAAGGCCGTCCCTGCGCCAGAAGCAATACCACCTCTGAGGGCCGCAGACCCAACATCTTGGCCTGACAATCCACCTAGCACCGCGCCGCGCCCAGCACCAATGATGGCATTGGCAGCGATTTGAGACGCAATGCCTTTCCCAAGCGTGGGAGCAAGAGCACCAGTCAAACTAGACGCCAGACTGCTTCCGGGGCCAGTCAGCGCCATCAATGCCATGTTGGCTAGGGGAAGAACGGCACCTTTCCAAGACTCCGAATAGTCAAACTGGCTTGCGCTGACTATGTTTCCATTTGCATCGCGCTGAAGGACGTACCCACTGTCGCCGCCAGTAAAGATACGTTGAGTTGAGCCTGTTATTGCGCCGTTGGGATCGTACGAAATAGTGGTTTCAATTGGCTTGCCGCCCTCACCAACCGTTGTTTTGGTCGCGTTATACCCACCAAGAACCTTGTCACCTTCAGTCACCTGGCGATCAGGAATATCAAACCCGCTTGGGTCTGGCCTGTAGGTTTCAAAAGGTGTGACGTTCCATCCGCTGACATCTGTGCCGGTAACCAGTGGTTTATCAAATGCTCCCTCCGCAGCGGCGGATGCGGCGGCGTAGTCAGACTTGTACTGATTAAGAGCAGTCTGAGCAAAGTTGGGGTCTGTCTGGTTTAAATATGTGATCAGGTCACGCGGGTCAGTTGGCGGTTGAGCAGCCGGAGTCGTAGTGGCAGCGGCAGTCGTGGTTGTAGTTGTAAAAGGCAGCGCAGCGGGAGTCTCAATCAGGCTCGCTCCTTGGAGTTGGTCGAAGACCGTGGCAGGAGCCGCAGTAGTAGTGACAGGAATCGAAGTCGGCGTAGCGGGTGCAACATAAGCGGGAGTACTAGCCGCAGGCTGCGTACCCGTGGCGCGGTAGTAATCGTCCAACGTGAAGTTGGTGCCAAGATTGGTGTTGAATAGATCCACCGTGGCCTGTCCGCCAAGCCCCTGCTGGCGAGCGTAATCCAGCCCTCGCTGAGTGGCAACAGTGTCGTCTGCTCCGCCTTGATAGATGTAATCGCGGAAGTTGAACGGTGTAGCGGCAGGCGCAGGAGTCGGTGCGGGTACGCCGCCGATGATGTTCAGCAGATCGTTCTGATCGAACGAGTCCTCAAACTCCTGCTCTGTAAACAGTCGTGCCATGATCTTATTGAGTCAGGTCGTAGAAGGACAGCGATCCAACCACGTCACCCGTGGTCGCACCAGATACAGTTCTGACAGCGACGGTGTAGATGTCACTGACCCCGGCAATCGTTGCGCCAAGTTGCAGGTCAAAGTTGTAGCCCGTGGCCGCGCTTGTGTTTCCAACACCACCCGAACCAGTCGAAGTCACATAGTCTGTTTGCACGATGGAGCCACCCGTAGTGGCCGTGGCTGCTACATCAAACTCCACATTGGAATCAGTCGGCACTGCCGTCCATGATGCGGCGGTCAGGGTGGGGTTCTTGATCAGCGCCACCTCGTAGTTCTGATTGGTCGTCGGCAGAACCTGAACCCGGTTGGGCAACACCACCGCGCCGAGTCGAGTAGACGCCAGACGAATGGAAACAACGGGCAAGAAAGTAGAGCCGATGGTGCCCAGGACTGTGGTGCGTCGCGCCACATGGTCGATGGAGGTCTGCTCAAACCCGCCCTCGGAGATAACCGAGCAGCAGATAGCCTTCATCGAAGCCGCCACCGCAGAGGTGGTGGTCACAATCTCATAGCGCACCGGCAGGATAGCCGTGGTCATGTAGACGTTGGTGATCTCGTTGGCGTTGTTAAACGTATGGCAGACGATGTACTGACCGTTGATGATGAAGCCGCACCGGACTGAGCCGACGCCAAGCCATTCAAAGTCCATCCACAGAATCTGCGCCTTGGATGGGTCAAGCGTGTAGCCAGAGTCTCCTGTGCCGTCCAACTTGTCGCCGTTCCAGTCGGCTTGATTGACCGTCCGAACATTGGAAACAGAGCCTGTGACGTAAGAGCGCAGGACGAACGAGTAAACCCCATCCACGCGCTGGAAGAACACACCGTTCTGGTCGTTGTAGTACCCCACCCGCTGCGTGAGGTTCAGACTCATGCTGCTGTCCATCACGAAGGTGGCAAGCACCAACAGACCCTTCCCTGGCTGATACGGGAATGAGCGGTAGGACTGCCGCAGGACGGAGCCGACACCGGCCCCGGTGACTTCCATCTTGACTGCCGCTTCATTGGGCAGGAACGTCGTCGTGCCCGTGCCGGTCGTGGAAACATCAAACTGATTGTCTGCGGCGTAGCGGTTCTGGCTGTCGAAGAGCGTGTAGGGTTGACTCACCCGCAACCGCCCGAAGGCATCGACATTGGTGCCGCCGATAGAGATTGGGATGGGGGATGGAGTCGTCACGATGTTCCTCAGCAGTGCGTCAAGTCGGTTGAAGTACAGACGCAGGACGTTGTTGAACGCCTCTTGATACCGAGAGTCATAGCCCCCCGGAGCCAGCGGCAAGTTTGGCGGCGCGGGGACGACTGCATCTTCAATGATGAAACTCATGGTCAGCGCCTGCCGTCAGGACGCACATCAATTCGGGGCGAGCCCAACTGCCACGTCACGCCAAGACCAGTGGACTCGGCTTTCATGATCAACTGCCGCCCGCGCACTCGGATGTAGACGATGTTGGTGAACTGCTCAATTGGTACGGTGGCCGTGCGCGTGACCGCTGCACTGCTTGACCCGCCCAAGGACTGCGGGGTGTTGAACCCAGAGCCTGATCCCTTCATCGGTATCAACGTCATGTTGAGCGACGGGTTAGATGTGGTCGAGCCTGTAAACGTCACGTCTGGCAGCATGCGCCAGATAAAACCAAAGTTCTGTCCGTCTTCGATGTCGAATTCAGCGGACTCGATGTAGGCATTGATCGCCAAGGCC